CGGACTGCACAAGCTGTCGCAAGTCGGCTAGTTCCGGCTGGAATTCCCATAACTGACATGGATGGCGCAATCTATGCAGAAAGTTGTGATCGGTGGCTGGGCGCAATAAATTCCCATCGATTACAGCATGGGGGTCAGGAGGAATTGACCCAACAAACACTTTCAGCAGCCAAGTTGCCATTTGGGGATGGCAGTTGGGTTATTGGAAGGCGTGCAAGCAGAGTGGCAGTTTGTGCAGCTGTCGCTTCCGCACTTGCAACCTATTTTGCGACACAACCTGAAACGGAGATTGATATTCAAGTCGGATAATTTGTATTTATGGTATATTATGTGCTAATGGGATTATTCGACCGATTTACAGCAAGATCAAATCAGCAAGCAAATCCAGTAGATGTTGCAGCTGCATTAGCACCTTACAACTCTCAGCAATTAGTTGGCGGAATTCTATTTGGAACTACAACCGCAACTCGTGAACAATACATGGCTATTCCTTCCGGTGCTCGTGCAAGAAATATAATTTGTTCAACAATCGGTTCATTACCACTTGAGCAATATAATCATTTTACAAATGAGCATGTAAGACCAAACAGAGTAATCATGCAACCAGATCCAAGAGTTGCAGGATCAGCAATATATGCGTGGATCGCTGAGGACTTGCTTTTATACGGAGTTGCGTATGGAATGGTTATGGATGCTTATGCTGCAACCGATGCTTCAAGAATTCGTGCATGGACAAGAATTGCACCAAATAGAGTTTTTGCTTCACTAAATGGAAACTCAACTGAAATCGAATACTACACAGTTGATGGAAAACGAGTTCCGCCATTTGGTCTAGGTAGTTTAATTGTATTTAATGGTTTAGATGAGGGAATCTTAAATCGAGCAGGTCGCACAATTAAAGCAGCAGCAGAGTTAGAAAAAGCAGCTGAGATGTATGCCAAAGAGCCAATGCCACAAATGGTATTGAAATCAAATGGCACAAACCTTACTCCAGAGCGAATTACAAAACTTTTAGAATCTTGGAGAGTGTCAAGATCAACAAGAGCAACTGCATTCTTGAATGCTGATGTTGAATTGCAAGCGTTAGGTTTCGATCCTGCCAAACTTCAACTCAATGAAGCCCGTCAATACCTTGCTCTAGAAATCTCGAGAGCGAGCGGCATTCCGGCAAGTTTCGTATCTGCTGAAACAACTAGCATGACTTATACCAACACTTTAGCCGAAAGAAAAGCGTTGATTGACTTTTCACTTCGTCCAATCCTAACTGCCATTGAGCAAAGATTATCTGCTGCGGATTTTTGCCCTAACGGAATTGAAACTCGATTTGACATTGATGATTTCTTGCGTGGATCTGCTTTAGAGCGTGCGCAAGTTTATGAAATCCTAAACCGCATTGGCGCAATGAGCGTTGAGCAAATCCAAGAGGAGGAGGATCTAATTCGATGAAAATTAGTTTCCCAATAGAAATAACAGCTGCCGATACAAACAAGCGAACTATCTCAGGCAAGATCGTAACTTGGGATGAGCAAGGTTCAACAAGTGCCGGATTAACTGTATTTGAAAAAGACAGCATTGATTTTTCAAAGCCTGTAAAATTATTACTTGAGCACCAAACAACAAAGCCATTGGGCAAGTTGATCGATATAACTGCTACAGATTCAGGCTTGGAAGCGACTTTTCGTTTAGCCAAAACATTTAGAGCTGATGATGCTCTTGAGGAAGCAGCCACCGGACTTCGTGATGGTTTTAGCGTGGGCGTAAAGATTAATGAATGGAAAAATGTGGAAGGCGTGTTACGCATCCAGTCAAGTTCCTTGCAAGAGGTCAGTTTGGTAACTGATCCAGCAATCGACAGCGCAAGAGTGGCTGAGGTCGCAGCAAGTCAAACACCAGAGAATTCCGAAGCAACCGCTGAGGAAACTACAACACAGGAGGACAACTTGTCTGATACAACATCAGAAGCTCCTATCGCAACCGAAGCGGTAGAAGCATCACAAGCTCCAGTTGTAACTGCTCAATACATGGCATATACAAAGCCTCGTGTTGATACAAATGTTACAGCAGGACAATATCTAAACGCACAAATTAAAGCATTGGGTGGCGACAATGATGCTCGTGACCTACTTGCAGCATTACAGATTGCAACAGTTACTGAGAACACCGGAACTGTTCCACCAAATTATCTGCGTGATCTAATCGGCATAATTGATTCAAGCCGTCCATTTATCGATTCAATCGAGCGAGCACCACTACCAGCAACAGGAATGAAAATTTTCACACCTAAGTTGGGCACACAAGCAACTGTTGCAGTAACTTCAGAAGGTTCAGAGTTTTCATCAACTGACACCGCTGTTACATTCCAAGAGGACACAATCGTCAAGTTCGCTGGAGCAAATGTTGTAAATGTTGAGTTGTTTGATCGTTCAGACCCAGCATTCGCAGAATTATTGGTTCGTGAGTTAGCTGCATCTTATGCACAAAAGACCGATCAATATGCTGCACAAATTGCATCACAGAATGCAAGTGCATCAACTGGCGCATCAATCTACGCATCAATCGTTGATGGAATTTCTGATTCCTATGGCGTAATGCGCTTTACACCTAACCGACTATTGGTTGCTCCTTCAGGTGGAACAAACGGAATTGACTTTGCTGGATTACTTGCAGCAACAGCTGATAGCCGTCCACTATTTGCAGCAGCAGCACCACAAAATGCTGCCGGCGTGATTACACAAGGATCAACAAACGGCACAGTTGCTGGACTTGATTTAGTTGTAAGCCCTAACTACACAGGTGATGATGCTAACGCCAAGCATGCTTTGGTTTATCCATCACAAGCAATGCGATTCCACGAGAGTGGCACAGTAGAACTTCGTGCCAATATCGTTGCAAACGGACGCATTGAAATTGGTATCTACGGATATGTTTGCGTAGTTAATCGCTACCCAACCGCATTCCGCAAGCTAGCAGTAGCCTAATTTAACTGAGTGCCTGTGGTTGCTCCCGATCACAGGCATCCATTAATGGGAGTTGAGAGAGGAACTTATGCCTACAATTATAACCGCAAGTCAATTGCGTTCCGTATTGGGTGTAAGTTCCGCTCTTTATGATGACACTTATCTAAATCAAATTATTGACACAGCAGAAACAGTTATTCTGCCAATGCTAGTTACATTCAAAGCACCAATCGAGAAAGTATCGCTGTCAGACAATGTTGCTACATTTACGACATTGGGAATACATGAATTTACGGAAGGACAATCAGTTGTTATCACAGGATGCGGATCGCCTTACAACGGAACAAGAGCAGTCTTGGCAGATAATCTTGGACAATATACCTTTTCGCAATCGATCACTAATGCCGATATACTCGAAGCTAATGTCATCCCATCCGGAACTGCTGCCCTATCTGGCGCATCAACTTATGTTGGAAACGCAGCTGTTCAATCAGCCGTCTATACAGTTTCAGTCGAAGTCTTTCAAGCCCGACTTGCAGGCGGAGGACAAATCGAAGGAGTAGATTTTACTGCAACTCCTTTTAGAATGGGCAGAAGTTTATTCAATAAATGTGTGGGCATATTGGGAAGTTACATAGACACCGAAAGCATGTGTCAATAAATGCCTAACGAAACAATTCTTCAACAGATCCGCACACCTTTAGCAACTGCCTTATCTAGTGTTGCAGGAAATGTTTATGCGTTTGTGCCTGAAACAGTTATTCCTCCAGCTGTAGTAGTTGTTCCGGATAGCCCATATTTAGAATTTGAAACAATAAACAAAAGCAATATCAGAGCAAAAGTTAATTTTACAATATCAGTTGCAGTTGCTTACAACAGCAATCCTGCATCACTTGATAACATTGAGCAGTTAGTTATTAGCGTTCTGGCAGTAATTCCAGCAGGATATATTGTCAGCTCGGTCGAAAGACCAACAGTTACCACAGTCGGAGCATCGACTTTGCTTATTGCAGATGTTCGAGTATCTACCTACTACACACGCACAGTCTAAGGAGAAATCATGGCAACCACAGTAATCACCGGTCGCGATATTTCGTTGTCTTTCACAGGTGGAACAGACATCGAAGCACAAGCAACCAGCGCAGTTTTAACAAAGGTTTTAGAGCGACAGACCTATCAAACACTTGATGGCGAGGCTTACAAAACCACAAATGTATCAGCTACATTTGCACTTGAAATGTTAGCCGATTGGGGCAAGACAAGTTCCGTATGTGAGGCACTATGGACTGCATGCGATTCTGCACCAGATACAGACATCACAATCACTTTAGTAAGTGCAACAGGCGCATCATTTTCATTCCCAATTAAGCCAAGTTACCCAACAGTTGGTGGATCAGGAATGGATGCACAAACAGTTACTTACGAATTCCTAGTTACAGGTGGAGCAGTAACCGAAACATTTAGTTAAGAAATAGAAACGGGAGCAAAAATGAAGTTACCAATTACAATTGAATATAACTCAGGCGAGCAAGCAACATATATTGCCCAACCGCCTGAGTGGGCTAAATGGGAAAAGACAACTGGCAACACCATAAGCCAAGCAAAAGAAAAACTTGGCATGTGGGATCTGATGTTTTTAGCATACAACGCACACAAGCGTGAAGCTGCTGGAAAGCCAGTCAAACCATTTGATGCATGGATGGAAACAGTCAGCGATGTAATAGTCGGTGATGCAGACCCAAAAGCCACGCAGCAGGAAGCCTAAGCAGATTATTGGTTGAGTTGGCAATTGCCACACAGATACCAATGAGTGAATGGGTTGATGCAGACGACATATTAACAGCGATCGAAGTATTGGAGGCGAGGTATGGCAAGTGAAACAATTGCTTACAATCGCAATGACATACGCGATATTCTCAAAGCTTTCAAAGTTATGGATGCGCAAGCGACTGAAGAGGCTAGAATTCAGTCTAATCTTTTGGCAACTTATGCAGCTGAGGAAATTAAAACGGCAGCTAGAGGCAGAACAAAATCAGGCAAGGTTGCGCAGAGAGTTGCAGACGGAGTTAGCATCTCAAAGACAAGCAAAATCGGTGAGTTCAAATATGGTTTCGCACGACAGAAATTTTCAGGTGGGGCTAACACGCAAACCTTATGGGGTGGTGTTGAGTTTGGATCTAATAAGTTCAAACAGTTTCCTGCATATTCAGGACGGGAAGGCAGAGGTTCGCGTGGATGGTTTATCTACCCAACGCTTCGCAGAATTCAGCCTGAATTGATTAACCGATGGGAAGCTGCATATAATCGCATTTTGGATAAGTGGTCATAATGGCAAGAGATAGTAGAACCTT